ATTTGCTGCTTGACTAGTCCTCGTTGTAGGCAGCACTGGTGGTGTGAATGCATTTGTATAAACTGCTTCATTAACAGTATATCTAAGATTAGAAATTTTTCCTCTAAAATACCTATCCTGTGATGCAGCAGTCTTATGAGCACCAATATGGACTACAGTACCAGTACCTGTTCTAGTACCACTTAAAGTACCATTTGCCTCAATTACACCATTAATATAAATCCTTGCAGTAGTACCATGTAAAGATGCGGCAACATGCGTCCATTGACCTACAGGAACCATATTTGCTGGAGTTGTTATATCAAGTAAATCAGTACCATTATCTGCTTCTACTAAAAGGTTTATATCACCAGCATTAGTGGAATTAATTGTCAATCCAATATTAGAAGCACTACCTACAGAGGTATTGAAGATTTGCCCCATTAGTGCATTTTCAGGACTTACCCATGCTTCTATGGTGAAATTACTACTATTACCAATTTCATAAGTACTACTCGTACTGGTCATATAATCACCAGTGCCATCAAATGCTACAGATCCTTGTATATCAACAGTAGTACCAGCAGCAACTATACCACTTCCATTACCTGGAGAATATGTCAATACATCATTAGTTTGATACATGTGGTTTTCAATCCACATGGTTCTAGTAGGAATAAAGACTCCTGTTCTTCCAGCTCCGGCAACACCATCAACATTACGACCCACATTCGCAAAATAAACAGTTGATCCAATACCAACACCAACACTAGTTCCTACTCCAACATGATTTATAGGATTGAAATAACGTTGTTCATTAAGTTTATTGTCAGTTGTTGTTTTATATCCAGCATTAATAATAAGTTTTCTAGGATCATCATATAAAGTAGTTCCTATACTATGAGCTACACCTACAGTACCATCCCATGCTCTTATAACTCTTATCCGTGATAATAACTTATCTACGTTTAAAACTTTAACTCTTTCAGTACCAATTCCAAGAATATCGTTCTCTCTAATATTTGGATATTCAAGAATTCCACTAACATTAAGGAAAGTAACTATTCCAGTAACAGAAGTACTTCCTAGTCCTGTAGGATTACTTGTACCTAGACCAACTAATTGTAATAAATTAGTTGAAATTCCTACTTTATATGATCCTTCAATATCAGCAGAAGTTGTAGATAATCCAGAAACAGATATTATATCTTTAGGTAAGAAATTATGGGGATTTGCACACCAACCAATCCAATCACCATTTGCTTTTTCAACAGGATAAAACTCAACACCAGTAATAGTGCTTGTCGCTACACTTACACTTGTAACAACATCTCCTTCGAGTAAAGAAACTTTAGCCTTTGCACCAGAATTAGGATCATGCTCCATCTGCAAGATTCCATTCGCATTAGTAAGACGGGAACCCTTTCTAACGGCTGCAGTATCATTATTATCAAATATAACTGTATCATCAATTTGATACATCTTTCCAGCACTAGTAATACCAATATTTTGAACTTGTCCACGAGTAGTAGAAAGAATATCTACTTTTTGCTTTAACTTGTTTGGTATATAAGCATATTTGTAAGTTATATCATCTTCTATCAAATTATAAGGTTCAGTATTCCTAAACCAATTTTGTGTAGTGAGACCAACTTCGTCCTGATTTGAATGAATATCAAAATTAAATGCATTAGGAACTGAATGGAAATTCTCACCAATTAAATATGGGAATTTTGGTTCTCTATATTCTAAGAAAGGTCCAGCAGATGCAGCTACTGTATCAACTGTAGCGAAATATGCATAGGTTCCATTTGGAAATTCAGGAGTAACACAGAATCTTCCATTATTTTGATCAAGAACTGTTTCATCATTTACCTCAGTGTAAGTATAATCATCGATGAAAAATCCTTCGGGGAAAAATACTTCAGATGGTCTATTGGGTTTTAAATCAAGTTTATACCCAGACTTCATTTGCTTAACTACACCACCTCTCCTAGTAGCATATCCATATGGACCATAAATGGGATTTCCATCATATGCCCATCCAATTATAGGTGAATGTCCTATAGAAGAAACTTCTGATCCGTTTTGTTTAGTTAAATCATTTTGTCCATATAAAGTATTACCATCCTGATCATTTGAATAAATGGATTCTCTAAGTATTCTAGGAGCATATAGATGAGTATATTGAAGTCCAATATTACCATCAACTATAAATCCATCATCTCCTGTAAATTGCTCCCAATGTTTCCCTACTAGATTAACACGCCATTTCTGAAGATTTGCTTTAAATTCTGCTCCTCCTCCAGGAAATTCAAGGAAAGCTATTGCATTTTGTTGAGTATATCCCTCACCAGGTTGCAGTACTTTAATAGATTCTATTTTACCATCTTCTGCTAATATTGGAGTAGCAACACAACCAAAACCATATCCATTTTGCTCTTCTACTACTACATCAGGTGGTGAATTATATCCTCTACCAGGATTTTCAACTAAAATCTCAGCAATTGCTCCATCGACAACAACAGGATTTAATTGAGCTTCTTCTCCAAAAGATAAATTAATAGATGGTTGTCTCACATAATCCATAACAGTAGAATTGCCATATCCTACTCCATTCTCAGAAAGATGTACTCCAGTTATTGTTCCTCTAAATATCGGTTGAATTTCAGCAGCAAAACTTACTCCATCTATAGGATGTATTGTTCCTACTGCTGTAGTACCATAACCAACAATAGATGTTATACCAATTTCTCCTTGCACATTAACTTCGATAGGAGGATAATTGAAGAATTGAGTTCCTATACCAGTTGATTCAATATTGATAAATTGCTTACTCTGATAATAAATATCATAATCAATTGTTGCTATACCAACGTTAGATAATTTAAAAGTATCACTATCAAGTTTTGTTAGTATATAATCAGTATTACTACTAATTCCTTGCATTCCAAAGCAACCTTCACCCAAGGAATATCTAACAACTTCTCCCGAATTATATCCGTGGTTTTTAATAGTAATTACATTATTAGAAGTATTAACACCAACAGGATATAAAGATCTTTGTCTATAAGTATATCCTTCTCCTTGATTAATGACATTAACTGAACTTAATACCATTCTTTTATGAACAGTATCAAAAGAATGATTTCCAACACCATAATCAGTAATAGTAACAGTATTAATTCCTAAAATAGAATCTCCTTGTGTTGGATATAATTTAATAGTATAAGTATCCACAACACCAACAAAATATTTGGAATATGTGACTAATCCAACAATACCATCCTGACCATCAGTATTGTAAATTACTGGTTCTTCAGGTCTAAGTTTATGATATGTTGAAAATCCAATTGTAGAAACTGTCTCTCCAATTCCTATTAAACTTACATTTTGAGCACTAAAACTTATTGAGTACTCATTGGTTGCCATATTTGGAAGCGCATATGCTCCTACACCATTACCACCTGTAATTGTTATTATTGGTGTTTTGAGATAATCAACTCCTGGATCTTTTACTCTTATTTGTTGTAACTCACCTTCTACATCTACGAATCCAGTAGCTCCGATTCCAGTGATGTCATCAATATACAAAAGTGGAGGATCGATAATATCATATTCTGCACCTGGAGCTAATACCTCAACTTCCTCGATTTTTCCAGAATAAACTAATTGTTTTGATTTATAATTTTCAACTTCAACACCATTTATTAAAATACCAGTGGCACCAGGTAAAGTCTCAAATGTTTCAGAATCTTGTATTGGAGTTTTAAGAGATCTTAATATTTTTTGCGATTCTAAAGATTTAAGTTTAAACTTATAGGGTTCTATTTTGTTCTTTGTAACTGTTATTTCATTATCAGTTATAATAAAAACTCCATTAGAAATATCGGCTATACTTTTCGCTAATCTTATTGTATAAGCATCTAATCTTTTTACAAAATATAAACCTTCATCGAATAGGTAAGAATATGTTACAATTCTTGTTTGAATTTTACCAAAAGAATCATAATAAGTTTCAGCTTCTTTTTGTGGAGTATACCAAACAGCATCTCCAGTATAGAATCCATGATCTAAAGTGGAAGTTATTGTAAATGCACTTCCTGCAGGAAATGTTCCATTAAGATCAATTTGTCTGCTTGAAACGTTAAGTGGTTGAGCGTTATAAGAAGGAATAGATGGAGAAGCAACTAAGTAATCACTACCTTTTTTATATAAATTTTGTACGTTAGTTGAAAATCTTGATGCATCTGGAAAAGTATTAGATATAGTTTTTAAGAGAACTCTTTTAACGGTATATGTATCAATAGTGGCAAGATTTCCCTGACCCTTTATTATAAATGATATTGGAGATTTAATTTCACTAATTGTAGAAGTTGGTCTCTCAAGAGTATCTCTTCCTACTAAAATTACATTATCACCAACTCTAAAAGAATGTTCTGTTTTTAAAGTTACTTGATACGTTTGATCTGAAGTATCAATTAATTCAATTTTTTTAACGTTATATTGGGTTGCAATATTATAAAACCAATTAGTTCCTTTAAAACTTTTTTCTTTAATACCTAATGTTTTAATTCTTGCAACATCACTATGCGAATAATAGCGATTATTCTTTCCATAATTAAGACTTTCAAGTACAGAACTTAATCGTACTTTAATGATACTACCATCACCAGTGTTTGACGCAGCATAACAATAAGTATTAATTCCAACATCTTCTGCATCATTAATTATACCAATAACATCACTTACTCCAAAGAATTGATTTAAATTTTTAGATGTATAAGAAACAATTCCCAATTTCTTATCATTATATCTTACAGATAATTCACCAGAATTAGGAAATCCAACAGTAGAGTCCACATCAAAGGTGGTAGTTCCTGCAGATACTTGTCCAATTAATCTAGTTTTTGGATGAACAGAAAAAGTACCATAAGTTGCACCTTCTACTCTAGAATCTCTGTTATATCCAGCATCTAAACTAAGTTTATAATAGGTTTTTGCAAGTCCTACATTTATTTGTTCTACATTCGTAATTGGAGCATATGCTTTTTCAATAAATGGTGGATTGCCATAAGGATCTTGAAATAGAGTAGAATTCTCTAAATCCATCGGATCCCCTTCTACACCTTCTACTACAAAGTCATTAGTAATAATATAATGAGCATTTGATGGTGTAAAAAGAAAATCTCTAGGTTTTATAACTTTTACATCTTCGTTATATAATGCTTTAAATAAAATCTGAAAAGAAAGATCAGTTCCTTTACTTCTATAGAAATCTTTTGATTGTTTAATAAAAACATTCTTATTTAAATCTTTATGTAATTTCCTATCTTCAAAACCAGGTAAAAGTTGATGTTTTGTCTTTAATAGAAAATCTTTAAGGAAAATATTACTTAAATTGGTTATTGTAGACCCTCTTTCATGATCAGCAGCTATAGTAGAGTTAAAAACTAACTGATCTGGATGATCTGCAGCCCTATATGAGGTAATACCACTAAATCCTCTAACACATCCAGTAAAACCTGCAGTAGTAAGTCCTGTATATGTAATTATCTCATCATCAATCTTTAAAAGACCATAAGTCTCAGGAAATCCTGATGTTCCTGATGGATAATTGGATAAATCAACAGGTATCGTCGTATCAGAAAATATAACATCAGATCCTAATCCAACCTGTTCAGTTAAACCTGTTAAATTATCAATTTTTACATATTGATCAATATTTTGTATTAAATCAGCAGGAGCACCTTGAAATTCTTGAGAGATGTAATAACTCTTAAGAAATTCCGAAACTAATGGAAATTCTGTTTGAACATACGTTGGAAGCTGATTCTCAACAATGTTTTGAAATTGGACTCTTTTTTCTGCCATTTTATACTCTTACTAATGCTCCATTTTGATAACTTGAGCTTACAGTGTAACTTCCACCAGCGGGATCCAATCCAGATGAAATTTCGTCAACAACTGTTTCAAAAGTACTACTACCAATATCTAGTTGCAAATATAAATCCTGTAATCCGATTACATCGTTGGATTTAGGACATATTGACAATTCTATAATTGATTGTCCATCTCTAATTTTACCAGATCTCACAATAATAGGATTTATAGTTATAACCCCAGTTAGATAGTTAATTCTACCAACATTCCGTTTAACAATTCTAGGACTCGTTGAATTCACATTTGGAAGTGTGAATAAGAAAAGAGACCCCGTTGCTGCAGAAGAATTAGGGATATCAGAAATATAAACTGGATCAGCAAAGCCATCAACCATAAATTGACTAGATTTAACGTTAAATCCAGACATATTCTTAATATGGAAAGCATTACCAAATCCAATAGAATATTCTGTCACTTTATTCAATATAACTCTTAAATCCCTTCTCATTTGAACTGTAGTGATGTTAGAAGTGATACCTTCTTGGCTTTGGTCAACAATATTTAAAAATTTACTGTATTTAAACCTAGCACCATATCTATTTAACTCAGTTGATTCAGCGTACTTAGTAGCAGCATTTTGAACTAAAGAAGAAACCTCTGTTCCGGTTTGAGCAAGATTTGAGTTGTAATATATCTTCGAAAATACTTCAATATAGAGATATTTAAGATCTAGGATTTCAGGAACGATTCCAGCAACAGCATATTTCTTCAATTTCATCTTAATATTCTCTTTGATGATATTTGGAAGAAAATCACCCGTTCTTGGTTTAATACTGATGAAAACTTTCCCATATTGGGGTGGAACTAACTCTTCACCACCAAAAACTGAAATTGACTCTGTTTCGGGGTAAATTCTTGCTGGAATTAGTGATTCGTAGTCCTGGGCAGACACTGCTCTATTTTGTGATGCATATATTCGTGGAGCAAACTTCCTAATTGACTCTACACTCTCAATATTTTCCCCACCAGTCGAAAATTCATTGGTAGTCATCAAAGAAATACCAGATGTTATATTATAGAGAACTCCATTCCTATCATAAGTAAGAGTTCCGGCAAAAGTCATCTGACCAACTCCATTACCCGTATCACCATTAGAAACAATGTAATCAGCAGTGATATAATTCCCTTCTTCTAGTGCTTTTCCAAAAATACCGTCTCCAAAGAACAATTGATACCTTTCATCTTCAATTTCTTGTAAATAATACGCTTTTGACTCTCTATTAATATCAAAAAGACTAGTTTGAGTGCTATACTTGGTTTTTCGTGTAGACATCTCATTACTTTTGACATTTACAGCAATTAAATCAGTGTCAATGCCAACATTTGGTAAAATAAACTTTTGATTTGGGTTTCTAGTGCTATATGTGAAGTTACTACTTAAAAGAGTGCCTTCATAAACCAAAATATTGTCAAATTGAGCAACATTATTGTAAACTGGAACAGTAATATCCTCTAAAATCGAAAAAACATAGGATTGATTACCAAAAGTTCCGGAAGTTGTTGATACAGCACCTTTTTTAAGGGTTACTGTTGATGGAGAAGGTATAATATTAGTAGTATCGACGAAAAAACTGATTGCAGAACGTGCTGCTTTTCTAGAACGAGGTAAATATCCAATATTTCTTGCTAATGATACTATATTTTCCCTTAAAGTGGCACTATCGATGAATACTTCATTGGTTGCCATGTTAGCATTATATGAAGTAATATAGGTATTATATGCTAATAGGTCTAAAACAGTCGAAAGGTTAGACCCCTCAAAATCATAGTCAGTAAAATTTGCATTTGTTTGCAAATAATCTGTAAGAGTTGTTTTTATCTGGGCAAAATCCAGATTTGCAAAATTAACTAATGCCATTTTACCTATTTGATTCTAAAACGAATTCTAACTGTTGTGGTGGAACATCTGCTCCTATAATTTCATATACAATCATTACGTCAAATTGATTATTCTCAAAATTGGGAAATGCCTCTACAGAGGTTAAATCAACTCTAGGTTCATATGTGTTTATCGATTCAGTAATTTCATCAACGATAATTGATGCTGTTACGTCATTTATATTTTCAAAAAGGCTTGCAGTTATTCTAGAACCAAAATCTTCATTAAAAAACTTTTCTCCAGGAAGAGTAAATACGATATTCTTGACAGAACGAGCAATCGCATTTGCATTTTTAAGTGCAATTAGGTCATTAGATAAAGGATTAGCCTGAAAACTCATACTAATATCCTTAAATCCTTTACTGATCCTTTCTATAGGCATCGAAAATGATTAATATTACAATTATATATTATTTATTAGGGATTTTTAACTAAATTTTCTTAATATTCAGCTAAAGGAACAGATTCGGGGTCATATTCGAGGTCAAAATCAATATCTTGGTCAAAATTATCGGTTTTTTTCTCATAAAGGTCGTTAGAAACTCTAAAATCGTATTTTTTCGGTGTCATTGGATCATTTGAAATCTCACGAAGCATTTTTTTCTCTAAATTTTCCATTTTTTTCCAAAATTATCGTCTCTGAATCTATCTATACGAATAAAAAAACGCCCTTGAAGGTAAAAGGGCGTCTAAATGTTATCTTCCTTGTCCTCGATATTTTTTACGAGAGGAATTTCGAGAACTCGCGGCGTATTTTGAGTGTTTTCCTGTTCCCTGACGAGTTTTTTTCGGTTTTGGTTCTACATAACCATCTGTTTTCCATGCAACTGCTTTTGCCATTTAATTCTTCTCCTTTGTTTTGATCGATATTTCGGAAGTAAGACCTAATGTCTTTAATTTTTCTATTACGGACTCCTTCGAGGCACGGACCCGATAATTAACCTTGTCTCTACGAGAGAGTTCGGTGAGGTTTTCTGATATTTCATACCAAAGTTGCTCATCGGTTTTCATAGAAAAATCTGGATGCTTACTATTAAAAACTCCCATGTTATATAATGCGAGATTTTTCGTGCCCTACACGAATACGAGGGTCACACCATATATCATACCCTTCCTCAATGGCATCTAAACAGAACGATACGTCCTCTCCACACATATCCTGAACCGCACCGGATTCAAATATTTGCATCTTAGGAGCAAACCAAGGATATGGAAGTTTTTCAAAGACGCCCTTCTTAATCATAACCCATCCAAAACCTGTGTAATCTACAGTGAATGGCTTCTTACGCTTGCTGATCGATTCCACAGTCTCATGGTTCATAACACCACCATTCTTACGGAAATCATCTTCTTCTAACCAGTGTGCGACAGATGTTGTTTTGCCGTCTTCAGTAGCATACCAACCTGCTGTAATCTCTCTTTCTTCTCCCTCTGCTGGAACTGCAAGATCACATAACTGCCAGAACTTGTTAGTATCAAAGACAATATCCGAGTCAATCCAAAGTTGATAATCATACTTTAATTTTCCGTCCCAAGGAATCTGTTCTGGACCCCTTAAAACATTTGCTCCAAGACACTTACATCTTGCAAAGTTTACCATTGATGAGTAATCTTGAGAGATCTGTATACTCATCTGATTCTGTACCATATCAAAGCACAGTTGGACAAAGTTCTTTAAGTATGTGTAAGATACTCCTCGTCCTGGAAGACAAAAAACTATTGCCTTTCCTTTCATTCTTTCTTTAATAGCATCAATGTCCCAATCTTCTTTTTTAGACTTTGCTTTGGGAGCATTAGCCTTTACAGTAAATCCTTTTGCCATAATTGTTTAATACCTTCACTTCAATTATACACTGATATATGTATAGTGTCAATAAGAATCTTCTTCCCATTGATGTTTATGGAGAACCCTACCTGGTCCTCCGACTCCACACTTCGGTCCAAGTTTGATATACGACAAATCTTTGGTAGTATACTCTGTTCCCAGAATGTCTACCATTACTTGTAGTAACTCCCACTTTTCTTCGAAATCTTCCTCGGAGAGATTGCAATATAACACTCTATCTTTTGCGTAGATATGGTATGTTGTATCCTCTACCATTTATTTTGGGGCGTGGGGAATTTTTTTATATAGGCGATTTTTAGTAGGCAATTTTTTTCTAAGGGTCCTAAAAATATACGCCCAAAAACTCCATGAATCAAAAGGGTAATCAGTCCATTTTTCTATGGAGGAATTTTTTTTCATCTCTATATTTCTCTCTCGAATTCGGTCCGTTGTAGGTTAGGGTCTCTATTGATTTTAATATAAGGCATCGCGGCGGGCGCGGGGTTAACACAAGGGGGAAATAACTGTCAATACGCATTAATCAGGCATCGCTAATCCTTAAAATCAAACTGTCATAAACTCATCATAACATAAAAAAGGCAGAGTGTCAACAACCCTGCCTTAATATGTCCTTTAGTTTGTGTTACTTATCCCTCCTCAGATTCTGAAACGAAACTGTCAATAACTTCCAGTAATTCGTTTCCAGTTTGTGACTCTTCAAGGGCGAAGAATAGCGCGTCAAGATTAACAGAAACTCCCATGAGATTTACCCTAGGTTGGTTTGTACAATACAGGGACAATTTAGACGACCCCCCTTATAGTTACTGTAGATACGCTAAGTAACACATAAGACCTCTACGGTTTGTAACTACCAACTGACAGGATTACTCAGATCTTCAGTAACACATTCGACTGACTCATTGTCCTGTAAGTCTAACACTTTCCTCCAGTCAATCTGCTGTGGATTAAAGTCATCGAGTGTCGTAATATCCAACGTTATTCTATACCTTTGCTGTGTACGGTTGTAGTAAGAAACTGCCATTGGATTGTACCTACTAGAGTGTTACTAATGAATCATAACATATCAGAGATTAACTGTCAACTATTATGGTGTATATTTATAAGAGTTTGTGTCAGAAATTGGATCGAACATTGGGGGTTGTAAATGTTAACGGGGGTATTGACATTATACGGGCGTTCGTGATAGAATGCTCGCTAAGATAACAACAAAAACTAACATTAATTCCCACAACGATTTCCACACTAATTAACACCTTTTTCAACAAGTATGTGGAAAAGATATAAACAACGTGGTCCTATTTATTAGACCATTTTTAATACCTTTTTTAATATGTTTGGTATAAATTGATACTAAAAAGAGGGTAATTGCACCCCCTTAAGTAACACAAATAGGTAAGAGTTTTCCACAGGGTTGTTAATAATCAGTGCCTGTAATCCTCTCTCCATAGTTGTTATATAACGGATATACTTCTCTCCAACTATCTGTTACTAACTCCTCTGCATATTTGTCTTGAGTTTCTAATACTTTAGCGTCCTTATTGTCTGCATTAGATACTACAGCAAACAACCATAATACGACGATAATTGTTGTTAGTTTGTGGAAGGAATTAATCACTTTAGTTTACCAAAA